AGCTTCTACTTTAGGTGCTACATCAACCTTTTTTGTTTGCTTTTTAGCCATGATAAAATAAAATAAAAAATTAATAAAAACTACCCCACCCGAAGGTGAGGTAGTAATAAATGGTTATGATAATAACATGAAGTTATTAGCACCCTGTACCACTAAACATCTTTCAGATAAGTAGTGCATTTCCATCGCATCTAAGTCAGAAGTAGAAGCTCCAACCGAACCAGTAGTCCAAGTCTTCATTCTACGATTATCTGTCTCAGAAGCACGGTAACGTACGTGTAAGAATGGACGCTTTAAGTTTTTACCTAAAACTTCATCGTACACAGAAGATACACCAGCAGGAATAAAGATTCCTCTAACGCTGTTGTCTAAAACAGATCCTCTTGTTACTTTATCGTTAAGATATTTCCAGTCAGACTTATAGAAGTCATAAGAACCTCTACGGAAACCAGAGAAACCTAAGTTTAACGCCATGTCTTCATCGTTGTCAAATACACCGTAAGAAGTACCACCAGCACCGTAAGAATTCATAGAAGCTAGCATATCGTCAATAGCTAAAGCAGTTGAACGATTAACAAACATCATGTTTTCTTCGATAGCACCGTTTTTGTCAAACTCAGCTAGAATAGCGTCAAACTCAGCTAAATCAGTAGCAGCGTTAACACCAGAGATACCTGAAGCTTGGTTACCACGAGCTTTAACAGCTGCGAATAAACCTTCAGTACCTTTAACACTTCCACCTCTGTGAGCAGAGATTGTAGCAGTAGCTTTTTCTGACTCAATCATTGCCATTTCTAGGTAGTCAGCAAAACGAACGCGAGTATCGCCTTCAGCTTTTAGATACCATAAATAACCTGATTGTCCATCTTCACCAGAAACTTCAACCCAACCGATAGCAGAAGTATCAGATCCGTTGATCTCAAACTTGTCTTTGATGATAATTGGCTTGTTAGTGAAAGACTTAAAGTTTGGAGTCAAACCTTCAGCTCTACCTTTTTGACCTTTAGCATACTCAGAACCAAACACGAATACGTTACAGTTAGCTGGAACATTAGCGCCAGTATAAGTAGCAACGTCGATTTGAGTAGCTGCAGTAGTACCTAAGTCAGTTACATAAGCAGTAACAGAAGTAGTTCCATCACTCAATAAAACCATATCACCAATTCTAATACCGTGAGCATTACTTGCGCTGATAGTGTTACCGTCTTGATCAGCACCTAAAGTAAGATCAGTTTCAGTAGCAGAACCACCAGAAGCAGTACTGGTATATGATAAGTGTAATCTACCTTGCTCAGACCAAATAACTTGATCAGCAGTCATAGATTCTTCAGCACCTACTTGAGATAAAAATCCACCGATAGTTCTGTTTCCAAAAATTTCAGCTTCTTTTTCCATTAGGTCTGGTAAAAATTGCTGTGCCCAGTTTGCACTGTTAGCGCCAGCGTCAGCAAAGTCTATATAAGACTCAGCTAAAGTTGCCTTCGTTGGAGAAGGCTTAATTACCCCATTGGGTACACCTGTAATTGCCATTTTTAATTAGTTTTAAATGGTTAATAAATTATTTTCGTTTTTTAATTTTAAACTTAAAATCAGAAGAATTATCACCCAACACTTTAAACTTAAGACCACCAGCTTCAATTGTTTTATGAGCCTCTCTAGGCTTCATGTCAACATTTTTAGCTTTAGCAACACTATCTTTAGTAGCGTCAGCTTTGCCTTGTTCGTAAAAATGCTTTGCAATGGCGTCTGCATTCATGGCTGTAAATATAGACTTATGATAGCCTTTAGCATCGGACATTTCGCCTTTTTCATCATGAAACTTTCTAATGAAGTTATTAATGTCGTTTTGCGTTTGTTTTACTTCGCCTGAATTTTTAACATTAAATCTATATTTCTTTTCACCGACATTATATTCAAAACCTTTGAACTCGTCGTTAAAAACCTCGTTGGTTTTATTTAGAAAACTAGATTTCTGTTTCTTAGCCATTTTAGCTTTTTCTTCAGATTCCTTGTTGTATCTATTAAAGAAATCCATAGCTTTCTGCGCTTCATCTGGAAGTTTAGATCCGCCCTTGATTTCTTCATAGTATTTAGACTTTTGCCCGTCTAAGTAGGCTTTGGCGCTGGCAACTTGCTCTTTTAGCGCTAACTTTTTTCTTTTGATTTCTTTTTCGTCATCAAGGTCTTCTTCGTAAGAAAACTGATCGTCCATCAAAAAGTCTATTTCATCACCACTTAAATGTGGTTTTGTTTTTTTATAATACTCTCGTAAAGCCGTTAGATTATCCATATCGTTATAATCTCTATTTAGCTCTACAAAATCTTGTACCGTACCTCCAGTTTCTTCCATAAAATCTACTAGCTTTTGTAAATTCTCAGGAACTGCGTTAACTACAGGCTCTTCTACAGTTTCAACAGTTTCTTCTACTTCTGTAGATTCTGAAACGGGTTCTTCAACTTGAACGGCTTCTTCCCCTTGTGGTACTTCTTCAACCACTTCTTGTATAGGTTCGGTTTGTTCATCTGCAACCACGTCTGCTGCTTCTTGCTCTGTATCGGCATCTTCTTTTGTTACTGGCGGTTTTGTTAAATCTATTTTAATAACAGAGTCATCTCCTTCGGACATAAACTTTGAGCCCTCTGATTTCTCTTCATTAACCTCGTTAACTTCTTCCACTTGTTTAACTTCTTCAATTTCTTGATTTTCTTCCATAATAAAATAATATATAAATTAGTGTTATACTTCTACTCCACCAAGTATATCATTACCTGATGACTCAAAGTTTTTAGGTGGTTTGTTGTTTTGACGCTGATCTATAAGTGTAGATTGCTGTGACGCTTGCATTTTAGCTCGCTTGTCTTTTCTATCTTCCTTTTCAGCCTCTGACAAAGATTGACCACCCGTCATCTGTGCCATTTTTACTTGTAACTCAAACTCATGATCCATCAATTGCTTTTTAACTTTAGCTTCTTCTTGAAGTATCTTAGTTTTCATTTCTGCCTTCGCTTGTTCAAGTTGTATGTCTGAAGCCACAAGTTCTTTTTTCTTTTGCACTTCAGCTTGAGCTGCAGCTTGTTGAGCTTGAGCATTTGCTTGTGATTGAGCCTGAATATTTTCTTGCTGCATTTTTTGATCTCTATCTTGCTTTTTCTTTCTTCTTATTTTTAATAATTGATTTGCAAGTTTTAAGTTCTTTATATCACGTATATCTATAGCATCGTCTAAGTCTATTAATCCTTGACCTAAAGCTACTTGAATGTTATTTTCAAGCATTGCTTTTTCTTCTTCGTCTGGAGCTAGATTAATAAATATACCAAAATCGTACAAGTGTAGTCCACTCATCTCTTCAAGTGTAGCTACATTGTGAGCACCGACAGCATGTATAAATGCATCTCTAGTTGGCGAGTACTCTATAATATCAGATATACGTAGTGATAGCTGCTCAGCAACCTCAGCTGTCAAGAATAATCCTGAATCTAATATATGCTTAGTAGCGGTATTTGAATTAGCTGCGGCAAGCTTTTGAACACCTACTAAAGCATTAGCGTCAGGTGTTGAACCATCTCTAGCTTCATTTAATCCGGTCACATCGCGTATCATTTGCAGATAATAGTTGTAAGTCTGAATAAGACTTTGCATTTTCTGTCCACCAGAGCTAGAAGATATTTCTTGTATTGGAACTTTACCAGGGTTCATGTCTCCGTCACCTGTAAAAGATCTACCAATAATAGAACCTGTTTGGAAGAACATATTTAACGCCTCTTGCGGATTATAATTTGTTCCATTACCTAAGTCTATTTCTGACAATCCGTCTGCATCAAGATAAATACCGTCAGGTATCATACGTGACATTACTTGCTGTAGCTTTAAGTGTGTCAACTGAATCATATCAGCAAAACCTGTAATACGGCTAACTAAAGATTCAATTTTACCATTGTACATTCTAGGAGCTACTATAGAGTAGTTCATTTTAACTTTACTGTAATCACTTTTAGGTCTAAGCATGTTTTTAGCTTTCTCCCATTTAAGTAATCTTTTAGATCCAACAACAATAGCGCCTTCGTATAAGCACTCTATTTGTCTCTGTAGTTTATTGAAGTTACCTTCTTTGTCTATTGGTGGATCAAAACTATCGTCTTTTTCTATAACCTTTTCAGCACCACTACCAACCTCTTTAATTTTATACGTTTGATTAGTGTAAGTTTTATAATTAAAATAAAGAACTTGAACTTTATTTTTATCTCTGTCATTCATACGATAAGCTTTACCTTTTTCGTATATCATGGCATCTTGCTGAATTTCTTTTAACTCTTCTTGACTCAACCAAGGGAATTGTTTAACTAGCTCGTTAATAGGTATACTTTTAACTTCACCAGCGTAATATATATCTTCAAAATACGGTGAGTCAGTGTACGAGTATACTAGGTTAGCTGGATCTACATAATCAACTGTAACACCTTCAGATGTATTAAACGTTGTTTTAACACAGCCTATACCTAGTACAGCTAAATCGTAAAATAATCTTTTCTTTATTAATTCGTAGTTATTACCTTCAAGCAACACGTTTATAGCCTGCTCTTCTGCTATTTCAACAGCTTGTTTGTAGCTAAGCTGCATATGCAAAGCAAGTTCTTCTTCAGAGTCAGGTAAAGTTTCCTTATCGTTTTGATAAAGATCTATGTTAAAGTTTTGTAAAGCAGCGTCGTTAAAGTCTTTAGTGCGCATGTCTTTTAGTATAGACTCCATGTACTCAGTTCTTTTGCTAACTCCGTAAGGATCTTGAGAATATGCTTTTATCTCATAATCTCTATCAGCCATACCATTAACTAAGATGTCTACAAACTTAGGTATAATAGGCACTGGCTTCCAGTCTAAGTTTAAGTAAGACAAGTCACCGTTAATAGATAACTCATCTTTATATTTTTGTATTGCTTGTTCACCTCTAGCGTAAAGCCTAAGGTTGTGAAAGTTATTTCTATAAGTTCCAAGCTTGTTGCTTGTTGTTTTATCAAGCCACTCGCCTTCTATAGCTTTCGCTACTTTTAAACCGTACTCGTAGCTAGCTTTTTCAAAATCGCTAACTACTTGACTTGGAAAATTTCTATGTACTGACTCAGCCATATTTAATTTTTAATTATTTTAGAAAAAACTCCACCATTTTCGTATCTAGCAAAGTTTATGTTTAGTTTCTGTTTAGTTATATTACCGCTTGGTTTGTACATATGTCTGTTGCAAGCCATAATAGCTAAACCACTACTTATGGATGCATCAAACTTAGTACGCTTGTTTATATCAAATTTAGCCCAATCATTTAAAGTTCTATTAAAATATGTAGATCCATAGTTACCATCACCTAAATGACCAACATGATCATTGATATACATTTCAATAGCTGCAGCGTGAGCTTGCTTTATATCTTCACTAGAGTTTGGCATACCACCTACTTCTTTTTCGGTAACAGATAGTTTATTCCAAACTTTATCGGGTCTATTCATGCTAAATCCTCTATATCCTCTTCTTCTAAGATAATATAATAATCTTGGTTTATTGTTCTCAGCAAGTAATGGCATACCGTAAAATACTAATGACATTAATACATCTTCAAAAAATATTTCAGCGGTTTGTGGTCTAGCAATATACTCTAAAAAAAACTGATTAGCAGGAGCGTCTTCCATACTAAACTTAGTTAGTCCATGAAGAGATCCGTTGGATCCTCTACCATCAACAGTACCGCTAATATCATAACTATCGCAGCCAAAAGCGCCCATATGCTCGTTCCCAGGATACTTAATTCCATTTTTTATAACTATATTATTTTGTAGGTTTTGATTTGGTATCCAGCTTATTTTAAACCGTCCTTTTGGGTCTGGGTAAAATACAACTTGAGTATCCTTAACTCCATTAGCCCACTGGAAGTTTCCAGTTGATATATTAGAGGAGTTGTTAACACCTTCATTGTAATCTATTTGCTCGTATATCTTAACTAAGTTAAACAAGCTATTTTTTGTTTCATCTCTAAACGCGTGCTCTTCAGTTCTTGGAAACTGACGATAAAATTCGTTTAAAGCATCTTGGTCACTTTTTAATCCCTCTACTTCGTTCTCCCAGTGATTTATTACACCAATATCTATTAATTCACCGTCTGGTCCATAAACGTCTTCTCCAGGAGTAGTGAAGACAGGTCGTCCATACTCGTCAATAAATCCTTCAAAGTTCCACTCCATTGGTATAAACAAAGCATATAAACCAGATTTTGTTTGACCATTTTTATTTCTTTGCGTTACATCACTATCGTTATATAACTTTTTAAAATTATCACCACCTTTGTCAAGAGCGTTGCTCGTCGACCCCATCATACACTTACCGATAATTCTACTACCTAATCTAAGACAAGTTTTTGTAACTCGCCAGTTATTAAGTATATTATCAGGTCTTTCCCATTTACCACTTTCATCGTGCACAAGTAGAGAAAGTTTCTCACCATCATAACTGTTATCACCAGTGTTTTTCCAGTCAATCGTAGTGTCTAGACCTTTGATCTCTTCTAGCCGTTCGTTTACCTCTATTTTTTTACGAGTAAACTTACTCGCTGGCACACGATATGCTAGTTCGGATTTTGGTCTATCCATACCATCTTGTATTGGTTTAAAGAAAAAAGGATAGTTTATTGATATAGGTACAACCTTGTCAGTAAACATCTTTTTTGCATCAGCACCACTCTTTGATAGTATACCATATCTAGAGTCACTCGATATAGTAGCTAAGTTAACGGTTTCAGCGCTACTCATGAACGAAAAACCAGAACGTCTATTTTTTAAATAACACATGCCGTAGCATCGTTTATCAGCTTTGCAAGCTTCCCAAAATATAAAAAACAACCTATTAGCCTCTCTAAAGTCTGGAGCACCAACATCTATTTTGCTCCACTGGAGGTACATGTAATGAGCTCCTGTAATATAAGTTGGAACACCAGCATTTTGAAACCAGAAACCTTCGTCTCTCCTTTTAAATTCGTCATCTATATAATCGTACCATTGATCTTTTTGCTCTTCTGGATATGCTTTCCAGTCAAATATTGTTTTTATTTTTTTAAGAACATCTGGCTTTTCTAATTGACCCCACTTGTTTTTGTCAAATTTATGAGCGTTTGTAGGCGCTTTAGGTAAAGCTATTTTTAAACCTTGCATTTCGTAAACTTCACCTATTTGTCCGGTTTTAGATATTACTACAACATCATTCTCTTTATTGTAGCCATACCCCCACTTTCTAGACTTATTAAGTCTTTTTATGGTATTAACCTTTATAGGTTCTATTATTTTATATAGACTTTGCTCGTAACTCATTTAGATCTTCCTTCTGCAAATCCTTTAAAAACTCTTTCTTTTTTTTCTTCTACAACCTTGCCATCAAGTAGGGCTTGTTCTTCTTGTATGCGATTAAGTATTTCAAAAGCATCGAATATTGCTAGTTTTTTTGTAGCAGCAGCATTTTTAAGTCTGTCAGCTGTAATATCATCACCACTGTCAACAATAGCTTCTTTAGCTACTTTAATAAGCTCTTCAACTGCTCTATGCCCAGCTTGGATTATACTCTTCTTCGTCTCCTTGATATTCATATTTAATTGTTATAAAACTAGATAATACTCTGTAGAGTCTTTGGCCATCTATTACGAACTCGTATTCACTGTTTGGCCTAAAACCAACTAAATCTCCAACGCCCACTGTTCCATCGCTCTGCTTGACTATACCAACTAATGGCTGTTCTTTATTAGGCGAGAAAATATCTTTATTTTTTATTGGTTTTACAAAGCAATAACCTTTTGTTGGCTTCCATTTACCATCTCTTTTAAAAGCGAATATTTGATCTTCTTTTATAAAGTACGTGTTTTCTCTAAAGTAACTTCTACTGTTTTTTTCTTCACCTTTTATATTGTGCCATCTTCTAAAAACATTATGATGCAATATAACAGTGTCGCCAACTTTAATGTTAGTTTTAGTGTTCTTAGGTATAGCTATAACTTCAGCTTCTCTATTTACAAACTGATGATTAAATACCTCTGTGTTTATTATCAGCTTTTTACCACCAATATCTACAGCGTTGTTATATCTTTTACCTTTAGGCTTAACTATATAATCGTTTAACGATTGCATTAGTACTGTAAATTATATTCTATAGATATAGCCATGTTTTTGTTAAAGTCTTTCCAAGGCAGCACATCTTTATTTTTTTTAATATATATAGAATACTTATTTTCTTCTTCTATAATATCACAGATGGTATGCCCTCCATAGACCTCTTGGCCTACGGAGTAATGCATAGCATCTATTTTATAGTCTTTACCTATTGTGATTTTACGAATCAGCTTGCTCATCTTCTGGGTAGTTTATTGCTCCAGTGTTGATGTCAATATCCATCTTACCGTATTCTTCCTCAAGAGTTGTGTTAATTTCACTCATCTTTTTATTGATAATATCTAGCTCATGAAGTAGCATATGCTTTCTAGCCTCAGCATTACCTATTTCTAACTTTATCTGGTTAGATGTTGAGATTACTTGTTGAACCTCTTTTAACTGTTCGTCTGTGATTTTTTCTGGCTTAGCAGCCAAGTCGATTGATTTTCCCATAATTTAATTTAATTTAATTAATAATTGTTATACTTTCATGTCCGCATAGGACAATCCTAAGAAGCCGTGAACACCTTCGCTATCAATATCCACCTTGTAACTATCCCAAGCGTCGTGGTCGCCATCTAAATCACCATCTTCGTTGATGGTTAGATCTTTCCACAATACGTCTACGTGATACATCTCAGATAATACTGAAGCTTCGAGTTCATTACCTTCCTCATCATAATCACCTGGTGTGATTACAATATTACCTAATTCAACGATACAATGCTTGTGTGTTGGGTATGTATTACCATTTTCATCTGTAGCAGTGCCTAGTGCAGCTATTTTACTTTTAGCTGTAGATTCGTTTGTAAATTCGTATTTTCCTATCTTATTCATTTTATAAACTTGTTAACTCATCTAATTGAGTGGTGTTAAACGCTTCTTTATATATTCTTAATGCTTTTACTTTAGACAAACCTTGTGACGCTATATAGC